GGTCCTAATGCTGCAAACCCATTAACTAAACTTGTGACTGCTTCCTTGCCCAACTCCATAACGGATCGCATTGCACCCTTAAAGAAGCCAGGTAGATTTTTAAATAGTCCTGATAAGAATTCACTTGAAACGACAAAGATATTGATTAAAAAATCTGCTGTATTAATACCAAATTCGGCTATTTTCTGGAATGCACTACCAACAACATCTTTGGTATAACCAAAATAGCGTTGGATACTATCAGTTGCATCTGAAAAGGCAGACTTTAAATAAGAGGCTGCATTTTGTATAGCCTGGCCCAAAACATTAAATACTGCACTACCGAGTTCACCAAAGGATACTACACTACCCATTGTTCTTTCCACAGCACCTTTAACGAACATAACTGCACCGCCCAACACGGTTGCAATAATTGATGCTAATCTACCAACGGGGGTCATTGATGCTAAAAATCTTAATCTTAATAAATTTACTGGATTGACAGCGTGTCTAATTATTGCTAAACCAATACGACCTATCTTAGGTACAAGACCTAATACTCTTTTGCCTAAATTACCAAATAGTTGGAATAAATTACCAAATATTAAGACACTCTTACCCAGTGTTGATTTACTCAACACTTGTCCTAATTTCTGCATACGAACACTTAAATTCTTACTACCACCACTTAATTTTGCTGCGGCTGCGGCTGTACCCTGTAGGTTGCCCAATAGTCTAACAGCCATAAAGCCTATTGCTGCGTTCTTGATTAAATTGATATTCTGTGCTACTACACCCATAGCACGACCACTTGTGACTAATGCTTCACCTAAACCTTTGCCTAAACTATCAATTAAGAGACCATTTGTTGATAAAAATTCATTTGCTTCATTAATTGCTGCGGTCAGTTGTGGCCTAAAGTGTTTGCCTAATCTTGCTGCCGCCAGTGTAATTTTAATACCAAAATTACTCATTGCTGTTGATAGGTTGTTTAATTTATCTTCTGTAGCACCACCAAAAGATTTGTTAAGACCTCTTACTAAGGCAGCACGGATCTTTTCAGCACCTTCGGCTGTCTTACCAAATTCACTAATTTCCAGTCTTGTTATGCCCAGTTGTCGTTCTAATATAGCGAATACAGGCACACCACGGTCTGCTAAACGGTTAAGTTCTTCTAAACCAAGGCCACCTGAAGTTGTACGGCTAAACAGGTCTGCCATAGCATTCAGTGTACCAATTTGGTCAGTTGTGACCGCTGCTGTATCTGTAAAGGTTGTTAATAATTTTTCTGTTGGCTTAATACCAGCACCAGCCAACTTAATATATGTGGTTGTTAGATCTTCAATATTAAATTGTGTTCTTGTAGCGAAGTCTTGTATGCCTTTAAAAGCAATGGCACCTTGTTTTGCACTACCTGTCACGGTGTTTAGTGTATCTTGTAAATCTTCAAAACTTGCTGTTGTGTTGATTATTTTTCTAACTATACCGCCAGTTGCAAGGGCAGCAAGAGCCGCACCAGCGGTTTTTAAATTACCCGCCAGCCGGCTGCTTGCTTTTTCTGTTTTCTTAATATTTCTTTCGATCCTTCCTAAAGGACCGCTTGATTGATCAACTGCTTTAACGATCAGTTCATATGTGGTAGCCATACTATACCTCCAGATTTAACGGCGAGGACCTTTGTGTCCTGCTTGCTTACTTGCTCTCCTTTGTTCTTCGGCTACATATTCGAAATATCGGACCCAACCTTGGAACTCCAATACGCTCATTGTATTTAGTAGGTCTTCCACCGTCATTCCTAAGTCCAACGCCAACTTATAGGCGAACATGATGGTGGAAGACTCCTTTAATTTTTTAGAGCGTCTTCCATTTCATTCTGTACATCATTCATTTCTGTGATGATACGCAAAATAACTTTAGGATCTGCTAAACGCATCAATTTAATTCTATCACTCGAGTGAAATAATACTTCACCCTCTTTATCTCTTGCTCTTTGGATAAGCGTCAATACAAGGGCTTCTGTTGATTTGCCATCTTGTGTTAATTCAATAACTTTGGCTTCTTCTGCCATTGTTGTTGTTGGACGCCAGTAAATATCCTGGTCCCACTCTGGAACCGCAATAGGGCCTTGTAGCCCGCCTGCCATCACACCTTCGAAGTGTGTTTGTACTTTATCGATTAATTTTGTCATCAGTTAGACCGCCTTGTCATGTATACTGCCCTCTGAGCCGCGGGTTCGAATATGGGGCCGCGTGTTCTACCAGCGTTATCTCTAACCGCACCATCCAATATCGCAATATATGGAACACGGTTTTCTATTTGTCCACCTCGACCTAATTTAAAGTCTCTGGTGATTCGCCAGCCTCTTTGGGCTCTTCCTGTTCTTACAGGAGTTAATTGTTTCGCCAGTGTATTTATATTTTTCAAATACAGGCTGACGCTACCCTCAAGGAACTTATCCATATCACGAATAACTGCCTGTGCTGAGCGTAGCGTCTTACCCATCAATTATTACGACACTTTACCGTAATTTAGTGGTCCGTTGCCGTCGAAGTTAAGTGTAAATTGTGTTGCACCATCGAATGATTGTGTTCTTGATACACTTGTTACGATTGCTGAACCGCTATAATATAGATCGGTTGAAGCATCGCCTTCAGGATATAATTCGAAGTCAATTTCTTGACCCGCACGAACTACAGGATCAACTGAGTCTGTGTGGTTCATTTTTGCATCTGCATTATCCCAGTAGCCTTCTACCGTACCTGTAAAACTAATAAAGGTAGGTAAAACTTCGCGAGCATTAGATGAAGAATCCATGCTTGTGACATCAATTGTTTCTGTTGTTTCTTCCAGTGTAAAACTTGTCACATTTAGGATTGCTGCAGGAGTACCGTTGGTTATGTCTAACTTTACGATACCGTCAAGGCCTTTGTTTGCTGCCATTTTCTTGTTTCCTTATAATATAAAAAAGATACTCTGTATCTTAAGGTTTTGCTCGATCATAGTGGTAGGTTGCACTAAACACTATAGCCCCGTGGCCGTATGGTTCAGCACTATCTATTTCTCTTGTTAATACTTCAGTGACACCGCTGTTAAACAATAAACCGCCAAAGGTTCTGTCTTCTTCTAACTTTCTTTCGATTGCTTCAAAGATTAAGTTCCTCTGACTATCTCTGTCTTGACCGTGTACTACTACATTAATTAAGAATTCAATAGTTGCTGTCCTTGACCCACTTGTACCAGTATGATAGTCTTCACGGGTTTCATCCGCTGTTTCTACCAGTATATGTGGGAATGAAGTACGAGCGAGTTCATCCACACTTTTTGGTTCTCGTGTAAGGTTCTTAATATAACGGATTTCGCTTAACTTGTCCATCATATAAGTTGCTATGCGTTCTCTGTTGCTCATTATCTATACACCCTTGTTTTGTTATAACGATGCACTTCGCTGCTTTGTATAACACCATCATTGTTGGCGTCATACTCTACACCTTTTGCCATTTCTTCCTTTATTTCTTCATGATATCTTTCTTTGTAAAAAGTTATCTTGTTTGTAAAGGAATCGTTCTCTCTAAAGGGTGATAGGCGAGGTAAAATATATCGATACATAGCCAAATAAATTGTACTATGCTTCCACTGACTACCTGTCAAAAGACTGCTGTCAAATTCGTTGCCAATACTTGCGTGTGGTCTTGTATAACCCTGACGCCTGCTTTGGTTAAACCAATTGACTTCAATATACCGCTGTATATTATCCGTCGCTTTGCCCAACTCGTCACTGAAGTCTTCAACACCATGGTCAAAGATTTCACCACCAACTAACTCTAAAATATCTTCATTTGTTGCATAGTTAGACATATCTACCTCTCCTTATCTTATAATGCTGCGTCAGATGTGATTTTAACGATCTTGTTCTGGTCAAGAATTGCTGCCGCAAAGGCTGCACTCGCCACATACTCCGTGCCTCTCAAAGAAGCATCGTATTCCTGAGTAATGCGAAGATCGCGTTTTAGGACCATACCGATTGCTGCTGGGTGGAATACTGCACCAATTGCGTCATCTGAACCATCTACATCGATTGATGCTGATTCTACGATTGTGACGCCTGCTACTGAACCAACTACATAATCGTTAGACACACGGTCTGCCAATAGTGAGTTGCCCAATGAACCACCTGCGTTAAGAAGAGTCTTCTTCATATTATATGCTTGGAACGGTGATACTACCGCTACAAGGCCTTGCATAGGCACACTATTGTTTCTTAGTGTTGCTGCTGCTTTTAGGATGTGATCTACGGTCATTTCCGCACCTGCACCTGGACCAACTTCTGCTGATGCTGAAGTAAATAGATCAACGATTGCTTCGTCCATTGCTTGGTTAATTGCACCACCAAGAACTACACCTGTATCTTGAGCCACTGATAGTGGTGAAGATTCGATAACGATGTCTTGGATTGTTGCCATTGTTGCATACTCTGCTGCTGTAATATCAACTGCTGTTGCATCTACATCTGCGTTTGCTGTTAGGTCTGTACCTGCTGCTAATGCAGAAAGGCCTGTCACTCTTGGGTATACAGGAATACTTGCTGTTAGACCTGGTGTGCCAACCATATTATAGGTTGTCACGACATTACGCAAGAACGCATTTTCATTAAAAGTAAATTGTGCTGCTTGTGTAATATTTTCAAAGATTTGGCCACTTGCGAGACCAGTATCATATAAATTTGCATCTACTGCCATTTTTTTGTTTCCTTATTTTGCTTGGAAAGATCTCTTTAAGCCAACACCGAATTTTTGTTTGTAAATATCACGGTGTTCTGGATTGCTCATGTCGAGATCAGATAACTTAACCTCTCTGGAGGCTGCTGGATTCGTATTTCCACCACTGCCACTGCCTGCTGGCTGGGCACTACGGAAGTACGGATTTTGGGTAAGGAACTCTTCTACGGCTGCCTCGACCGTAATTTGTTCGGCACTTTCAGTATTATATCGCACATTGCCTTCACCATCAAGAACCTCTACTTGATTGTTGTCACCCAATCTAATATTAGGACGCAATAGACTTGCGATATGCTCTGGATTGACTGCTTTGTTTTTTGCTGCTGCATTTAATAAAGCACCGTCAATATGTGTTTTGTTCAGCGTACCAGTCAATTCTGCAATTTTTGCATCATATTCTGTCTTTTGCTGACTCAAAAGTTCCTCGAATTTCTCACGCTTCATCATACTCTTTTTTTGCTCTTCCGCTTGATGAGTCTTTAAATTACGGTATTCATCTACATCAATACCTTCATATTTTTTCTCTACTTGCTTCAAGCGATTTTGGATAATCTTATCTACATCATCCTGAGTAAAGGTGCGTGTTTCAGCCTGGTTAATTTCTACCTGATCTACATCAGAGCCAGTCTCTGTTGTTTCAGTATTTGCGATGTTTGTTTCTTCGTCCATCTTAAACGATCTCCTTCGAAGGGATCAAGCGTATTTTGGGGGTAAATCGATACCACGCTTGTTGTTATTGTATTTATACAGAATCGTCAGCACCGATCACCGGTACGCCCATCTGTTCGTGATCTTCTGCAATACTATTAAGTACTTCCTGAAGATCTTCTTCATCATCGATCATTAACTTGGCTACGCTATCATGCATATAATGCACGAAGGCATCGTGTGGAACGATCTCTAAAGCCTTTTTGTAAAGTTCGATATCACTATGCTTGTCTCGTAAATCGAAATTCTTTTCATAGTGTATTTCAAATTCTTCTGGCTTTTCAATACCTTGCCAGATGAACCATTGACCCCACGCCCATTGTTCTGCTCTTTCAAGCATACTGGCACGGTCAGCCAATTTTGCATTTAATAATTGTTTTTCTGTCTGTAAAGCAACACCACTCATGGGCGATCCGCCTTTTGCTTTAACGGCTTTAAGGTGTGTGATTGCATCAATTGCAGCAATATCTAATTCAATTGCGTCAATAATACCACCCATACTTGCACCTGTTGGCTGTAAAAGATACGGATTAATTTGTGTTTGTTCATCAACATAGATGATTGCACCAGCACCGCCATTTATCTCTGCTGAAGGTTCTGCTACAATACTTGGATGAGAAGATAAGCGAATCGACTCGTACAATTCTGATAATTTATTATATATGCCACGCTGTATGTCACATACATCACCAATATCACTTGTACCAATACCACGATGAAAACTTGGTGTATCACTTGCGTGATGGAAGGGTACATATCCTAAAGGATTTTCATATTCAGCATAATCTAATATTTTGCCATACTCTTGTACTACACTATCTTTTGCATAATTTGTGTTGCCTAAACTTAAATTATTATTTGCATATATTTCAGTCTTTGCTACTACATACTCACATATTTTGTCCGGTTCCCAAATTTTAATTACATCTCTGTCAGCGTGTTGTTCTTCAATAACTTTAACATAACATAATTTTTTGGCACCGTTTGGCATTCTATCATAACGCCAATTCATAATAGCACTTGGGGCATATAAACTCATATATGCTCTAATATCTAATTCAGCCTCTTGTGCCGCTGTTTCAACTTGGTATGCTGGTCTATCAACCATAATCCAAGCACCACCATAAACACTTACCATATCATTTACATCACGCATAAACGCTGTGATTGTTTTGCCATCTAAGTCGCAATCTGCTACGAACTTGGTTGCAAATTCATTATCAACTAATGGTCCTAATGTGCGTGTTGGTGGGTTTCTAAAAATAAAACTTCTGTAGGTATCAACCACGGTCTTTGCGTGATTGTGTAAGGCGGTATCCAATAATCTTTGTTGGTATGCGTTGCCGCCTGGTGATTCTTCTTCGCCGATATACTTACGCAGGTATGAACCATCACGGTACTCTTCTGCTCCCATATAACTGCGGATATAATAGTCCCATCGATATACATATTCTGCATATCCTGGATGGAC